ATACACGCCAGTAGCGACTATAGACATGAGCACCCCTGCTGTGTACCCAAATGTTTTCGTTCCTGTAGCGTCAGACGAGACATTCAAAGTGCCGTCTCCGTTGTAGGTAAAAGTTTTGGAAGGCTGGGGAGTTTCAGCATTAAAGGTTATTTCTTTGGTGGTATTGTCTGTCGTTATTGTAACATTCGTACCAGCCACAAGAGTGAGCGTATCCCCAGTTCCTACTGGGTCTACATCTGCTTGACCAGATACCGCTATTGTACCGAACATAAGCTGGTCTCCTGTGTTTGTGTTAGCTAGGGAACCTGTCGTACCGTCTGCGATGGTGATACCTGAGTCTTGTATTAGTTTTCCTGTAGTAAGGTCGTAACGAGCGATTGCCTTGTCTGTAGCCGATGCTGGACCAACTACATCACCTGAGCCTCCTCCATCTGCACCATTCTCCCACACATCTAAAGTAGCGTTGTACTTTAATACCTGAGCGTTTGTAGGGGTGTCAATCTTTACATCGTGTAATTGATGCAAGTTTCTCCAGCCGCCTCCGTTTGGCTTGCTTGCCTCTGGTAGATTTTTAATGTGACTAGCATCTAGTCTTTCTTCACCACTAAGAGTAGACAGTTTACTGATTACCTCGTCAATGCTTGCATCCTTGCCATCAACACCATCCTTGCCATCAACACCATCCTTACCGTCATCCCCTTTAAGCTGTTCTTTTAGTGCAGGGTCAATTTCAATATCGTACTGTTCTTTTTTTTTTGCTTCCGCTAAGATGTCTCTTAACAGATTCTTTACTTCACTATCGTCTTTCTCATTGGGTAGATTTGTGATCTCCACTCTTTGAATGTCAGGAAATGTCACACTTTTGTGTTCTGGTATGACTGTCTCTGGTATTGACTGCACAGCTTTTGCTACAGCTTCTAACTTATCCCCTAGCTCCATAATGGCATCGAGGTGTGCAAGGGGCATATCCCCTCGATTGTCCACAACTTTTTGTGCTTTACGTTTTAGTGCTTCATTCATTGATTTAAGTATAATTTAATTTTTATCCGCTTGCAATAATCTTGTTTAAGTGTAGACTGTATATATGCTATTTGCTATATTTATGTTTTTTGTCATCACTTTTGGATTTAAGTTTATTTGTGATGTCCTTGCTGGCCGTAATCTTTAAGGATTAACCATTTCGTTTGCTACTTGTGGTGAAAGATAGCCAACTGATTTTAAGTATTCAGCAAACGTCTTTCCTTCAAACCCTTTAGGTGCTGTTACCTTTAGTTTATCTCCTATGTGGTACACAATTTTTCCCCCTATTGTTTTAACTGGTGTCATCGCCTTGTCATACACAGTAGACCAGAACCCTCCAAAACCACCTTTTAGGCCACCTTCTGTGATCGCTTTTACACCCACTTTTTGTAGTTCCTGTAGATTCCCGTAGTCAATATATTTTTGCTTAATGTTTACATCTTTTAGCGCCTCGTAAGTCTTTTGACGAATAAAGTTAGCCATATCCCCCTGTAGCATCCTTGTTTCATTTGCGACATCTTGACCTCTAAACATTTTAGCAGGTGTAAACTGTGCAAGCTCTGACTTAAGCGCTTGCGCTTTTGTAAATGTAAACGATTCTATACTTGCATAATCTTCCACTAATGATTCAAATGCATTTTGGTATGCCTTCTGTTTTGAAGGGTCTACAATACCTGCAATTCTTTCTTGCAATGGTGCAAATAATTCTTCTTTTGATATTTCACCTTTTAAGCCTTTAACAGCTGGCGCAATTTCTTTGTTGTAAAGTGTGTCGGCAACTCTTTTTGCTTGTATTCCTATCTGTTTTTCTGTACCGGCTATACCACTTCTTAAAGCTGTTTCAGAAGTTGTTATAGGCTTAAAAGCAGGATTCCCTTTTATTGCACCTGCGCCAAAAAGATTTTGGAACATCGAAGGTTGTGATGCCTCGTATGCAAGAATATTTTCTGCCTCTTTTACGTTTGGTGTAAACGCTGACTCGTAAACAGACTTTCCTGTTCCTTTAATAGCCTTAGCCACAGGAGATATTCCTTTAGCTAACAGCTTAGTGCCACCGACAACTGTATCTTTTATAAGACCAGCACCACCTCCTGCAAGTATCTCTGCTCCAAATTCTAACTGACCTCCAAGTTTTTGATCTGCGTTAGTCGGTGTAATAGATTGCTGTAATGCTTGACCTTGTGGTGTTTCACTCTTTAATACATCAGCACCAACATTCGGTTGCATAGCTTTTGTTTGTGATAGTTCTTTACCTGTGACAACCGCTTCTGCGCCTCCTAGAATCCCCTGACCGATGTCTTGAATCCCCGTCGCTGTGTTTACCACTGTGCGAGCTACGCCCTTACCAAATCCAACGGCCATATCTTTTGCTGTCTCCGTTTTAGTCTTTGGCTCATTAACACCTTCAATAGTCCATCCATTTTTAACATACATATCTAGCGCCTCGTTCATTGGTACACCTTTTGGTCTACTGTCTAGTATTGTCTGCATTTGATTACGTGAAAGATATTTTTCCATATTATTATAATTGATTATCAGTAAAACCAAACCCAGACGTTGCTTGTGTGGTTGAAGTATTGGCGGCTCTTGATGTTTGTAAGAACCATGTGTTTAATTGTGGATTCTGGCTCATAACTGTGCCACTACCTGACTTTACTTGCTCGTAGTATTGGAGCATTTGAACAGACGCTGGTCCTGCTTGTGCAATCATAGACTTTATAGCTGTATCTCTTTTAATTGCTGCTTGTTTTATATCTTTCTCGTCTTGCCCAAAACCGGAAGCAACGTACAGCTTCTTGGCACCCTCAATTTCTGAATCTGGTATTGCTGCCCCAGATTCCTTTCTTAGTTGTGCTCGGATAAAGTCCTCTGCGTTTCTATTATAATCTCTTGATGCATCTGAGCTTACCACCCTACCAAGACCAGAAACAATAGTCGTAGGGTTATATTTAGCAGAAAGTTGTCTATTTATAGCTTGGTCTGACTGAACCATTCTTGTCACAAATGCTACTGCGTTAGCTTGACCCTCGTTTAATTTCATTTTACCAATGTTTAAAAGAGTATTTGTTGGCAAACTAGAAAGAGAGTCGCCATTTGGTGCAGATATAAGCCCAGTTGAGTCTTGTCTTATTGGGTTATTTTTAGTGTCAATTTCTATTCTTTCAGCACGCACTTTTTTAATTTGTTCTTTTAATAGTTGATTTTTTAGATAATCCCCCCCGAACTGTCCTAATACTTGTGCGACTGCCATAGCACTACCCCCATCATCTGCAATAGCCTTAGCTTTAGCTAAGACAGATGCCGGTGCGTTTTGACTAGCTTCAACCATCATCTTGCTAATTTCTTTCTTATTGTCTATCTGCTCATTATAAGCCCTTGTCTCCTGTTGTCGAGCTTGTAACGCATCGGACTCTTGTTTCTTAAAGAGTGATTCTTGTGCTTTCTTTGCCTTTTCCTCTAGTGGTGTCAGCTTGTACTTTTCTAGTAGTGCTAGGTTAGTTCTACCTGCCTCTATCTGTGCTGTGATACGGTCATATTTAGCACTCACAATCGTTTCTGCTAGGTCTCTGGCTGTTGCGTAGTCTGCTTGTGCAATCGCCGCTTGGATGCCAATTTTAGCCACATTGATTGTGTTCTCTCGTGTAGCATCTCCAATGTTACGCTGTACTGCTGTACTAGTTATGTTCTGACCTGTGGCTTTGTTTTGCTCTGCTAATGTTTTAGCTAAAGAGTCCTGACCTAACGCTATACTTTGAGCGTTTAGGTTACGAAGTTGAGCTGCAATATCAGTAGCTCCTGTTGCTTTCATGGCTGACTGTGTATCTGATGCCCTTCCACCTAACATCTCTTGCAAAGATGCTATATTGTTACCTGTTTTTAGAGCTTCCTCATTTTGAGTGTCCACATTAGCCTGTGCTGCGTCAGAGGCACTCTGCAGATACGAAGTAACCTGTGGTATCGTGGTAGTGTCTACATTAAAATCAGGCGCTACTGGCACAATCGGCGCTTGTTGCCCTCCCATGAGGCTTTGAGCTGAAATAGTGTTGGGTGTATCAATTGTGTATGATTGTCCTTGAGAATCGACACGAGACTCCTTTGAGAAGTTCTGTCCGTTATATGTGAATCCTTTGTCTGTTACGTTAGTTCGTTCCATGTAATTAGTATAATATGTTTATGCCGTAATACCTATGTTTAATAGTGCTGTTCTGATTGCATCAACGGCTGTCTTCATTGATGATGCTTCTGCTTGTACGTAAGCACCACTTGGTGCAGTTGGCGATGCTATCGCACTTGCCTTTGCTACAGGAGTGACACCGTACAAGCCTACAGCCCCACCTGTTGCACCAAGAGAGACAGTGGAACTTGATAAGTCTATTCCACCTTGGAAAAAGACCTTCTTAGTAAAGATTTGAGACGTAGGATTATTGTTACGATAGTAGTCAGCCAAAAAAAAGTCTAGCTTCCTGTTTATTTCATCAATTTGTTCTTGTGGTGTCATATGTTTGTCTTAATTACTTCATACCCATACTTAAACTCATAAATCTCTCCGTTGCCTGTTGTCTCTACCTTAAACATGTATTCCCTCCCTTCTAGGAATTTAATCCCGTCTGTTTCGCCCACTTCTTCGATAACACGAACAACTGCTGACGACACACCTGTGTATATAGTTCTGTACGCTCCGCCGTCTGCCTTATAAGAGACAGTAACAGTGTGCATCGCTCCTTTCGGTGATCCACAGCGAAGTGAGATAGCTTTTAGATGCTTCTTGGCACTTTTATCTGCTTTATCCATACCATCGTTTACCAATGTTTCAAATGAAGATGTTGCAGTAAATAGCTCGTTATCATTAGTCCTTCGCATTGTTCCTGAGCTAGAACTACCTGTAGTTACCCACATATAGTCTTCTATGACAGACATCCCTATAATCTCATTAGCAGTAACCTCGGTGTCGTTATTACACTTTCTGTCTGGGGCAACCACCAACACGCCTGAATCGTTTTTATAGATAGTCCATATCTGCTCGATAGCTACTCCGTTGAGATACACACGCATTGGGAAGTACAATGATTCGTTGCGTTTTGCTTTTAGTGGATAGATTTTACTATGACTTGTATTTTGTAACCTTTGAACTAACTGTGCTGACCCACCTGAGTATGAACGGATGATTACATCGCTTGTTGTGGACGTGTTGTTTGTTGTTGTAGAAACTCCTGATACCCCTATAACAACATCTCCTATATTCTCAAGTATCATAAGGTTATCATTACCCCAGTTAACAACATCAACAAGTGTACTAGCTGTCGTTGAACCATCCCACACGGCAACTTCTGACCCCCCGCCACTGATGAGTGATGCACCAAGAAGGATGTTATTACCATAAGGACAGATGGATGTTATCGTATGTTCTACTGAGAAATCTCTAGTAGAGATTGTCGTACCATCAAAAGATGCCGCAGTAAATCCACAAGCCATATACAATTTTTTATCTTTCTGATGAATAAACATCTGAGGCACTATTCCACTTGCAGGGTATGCTGCAAAAAATGTGCCACCTACGACTGTTGTTGCCGCAGGAGAACAAACATATTTTATCAAGAAAACATTTGTACCGTTGTGTCTCAGATAATACAAATTACCTTTATATCCAATGAGCGAGCCGGGAATCACTGTACCCGTTGTGTCTTCACCACTAGAAACACCTTGAAACTGACCTGCAGGTGTGTTTGTTGAGCTTACTTTCTGATATATTTTCCCATAAGTAAAAGATGTACTCTGTTGTCCTAGTGCGTATATCTGCTGACCTCCACCACCTGTGCATGTGTACCGAATAGCGTCAGTCAGTCTTTGATTGTCTAAAGTCCCAGTATCAAGTGCTTCTGACTCCATATCACGATAAGGACTTAACTTGTTTTTATTTAAGATGAAGTGACGAATAGAAGTATATCCACTTGTATCTCGTGGGTCTTTTACTCCGTCATTCCAAATTGTGCGAGAGATTGTTTTCATTTAGAAGTAAGTTACTATCACAACTAAGCCAACACCACCATTACCTGCTGTGTTGTTCGTTCCTGAAGAACCACCACCACCTGAACCAAGGTTTCCTGCACCACCATTACCTCCTGTGTTTGTGCCGTTACCGTTGTAACCACCTCCACCACCGCCCACACCGCCATACACGAGACCTGTGTCTGTTGATGGTGCCGCCGCTCCTGCATTCACACCAACTGCACCACCTGCACCACCTGCTTTTGCATAATTTGTAATAAAAGCACCACCGTTACCACCAGCTATAGCTGTAGCTGGACTTCCAGTATTATAACCTCCACTTCCCCCACCTCTTGGAGACGGGTCTGTTGCTGTGTCAACTCCTGCTGCTCCGTTTAGAGCACTTGCACCCCCAACATAACGAACATCACCGTTGCCGATAACCCCACCAGCTGCCGCCGTTGCCCCACCACCAGGTCCCCCATTTGCTCTAAGCAAAAGCGTTGTCCCAAAGGAACTGTTGCCACCTGCGCCTCCTACTGAATTGTTAGCACCTGCTACTCCTCCGGCTCCTACAGTATAAGATTCAGTTGCACCAAGAACTGCGGCATTAAATCTTTTAAAGCCATAGCTTCCACCACCTCCACCTGAGCTGTTTGCACCAGATGTCCCTGAACCACCTGCACCTCCTCCACCGATTACTGTAACCTCTACCCATTTAGCATTAGCACCTTTTGTCCAGTTTGCTGTTCCTGCTGTAGAAAATACTTGTACATCTGTCACAGGTCTTGACGCAAGAAGTGCATCTGGCGTTACTACTAACACAGCTCCTGTTGCTCCTGTTGCTGTGCCTGCTGTTATTTCTGCCGATGTTCCTGCTTCGTAGATACCTGCAACTGTTGTGCTTCCGTTTACCGTCACTGTTTCAGCTGCCCAACTAGGGATGCCTGCTGCTATTTTAAGAATAGTGTTGTTTGCTCCAGCAACAAGGCGAGTTAGAATACCAGCGTTTCTGTAATAGATGTCGCCAGTAGCGTCACTCCCCACGTTGATAACAGGACTTGTAAGAGTCTTATTAGTAAGTTCCTGTGTTGCTGTCTTTCCTACTGCTTTGTCTGCCCCTGTTACCTCTCCAAGTTTGTGATCATGTGTAGTAGTTACAGCTGAACTGTCAATACCCACTTTTGTTTTAAGTGCTGTTACTTCTGTCTGTAAATCGTTTACATCCGCTGCGTAAATAATGTCCACGTTGTCTACGTTTGTTGTGTGTGCTGTTCCTATATCTGTTGGGTATGCCATATTGTTATTTATTATACACCTACTCCTAATAATGTCTTACGTCGAGGTGACGGTCCACCCCCACCACCTGCTAATGGTGAAATAGAAGCCACTATAGACCCAGCAAAGTTTGTTGCTTGGGTTATTGTTAGCCCATAAGAACCTGCCGGTGTTTTTGCTGCGTTAGAATCAAATGCACCGACAACCCCTGCGGCACTTTGTGCTCTAAAAGTTGTGTTTGCTCCTGCTGAACAGGTCTGCCCATAAAAGTACCCCACAAGCCAAGAGTTGTCTGCAACTGTTGTTACGTTTGTTGTAAGAGATGTCGTGGAGGCGGACACATTTGTTGCACTGGCATCTGGTTGAGCAGACTGCGTTGCTCCTGTGTACGATGTCGCTGAAGAATAGACCCCTGGAGCACCTGTAATTGTCACAACTACATCGTTTGCCCCTGTTGCTGGTGCTATAAGGTAATATAAATAGATATGATCTGCTCCATTTACGTTTAATTTTGCTATAAAAGTTGCCGAAACTCCATTGTATGAAGCTGCTGTTACGCTGTCTGCCCCACAATAAGCACCTATTAGTAGTATTCGGTCACTCCCAGAACAGGTATGACTATAAGTAACACTTGTTGTGGAGAACGAGCTTGCTGTTGAATTGTCGTATGCTATAGACATACTATCCTAAATCATTTAAATACGCTGGCTTGAAACCTGATTGTACTTGTGCTTTTAGATTGACGACTGGAGTCTCTGTACCTAAAAGAATACCAGTGTCGATGAGTGTTGTTTTTATCGTAACCCAACGTCTGTAGATTCTGAACCATGCAACTTTATCAAGTTCTGCTTGTGTTAGGGTTGGTGTTACTGGGTCAGATAGGTCAAGCACTCCACTAGTTACGGTTGATGATGCTACTCCGTCTAGCCTGTTCTTTTCATTCCTTACAGATACCCTTAGGTCTTCTGCTGAATTAACGGTGAACTCTCTTTCTATAACGTCTGTCCCATTAGAGAACGAGATAACCGCTTTAATATTCCCTTGTTCTTTTCGTGTTGATATTACTGTTGCTGTGTACATATTATTATTTTAAATTAAGCCCCTGTGTAACCAACCGCTGATACTTTCGTACTCGCTCCTGTTGTTACGTTTGCACAGAAGATAGCTGTAGCTGTTGTTGGTTGTCGTAGTGGTGTTGGTAATGTGATAACGGCACCTCCATAAACAGCCGACGCAGGAATTGACATGAGTGTTGTCCCCCCTGTGCCATCTTGGATGATTACGTCAGTCCCCACTGTTGCGTGTGCGTTAGAAACGATGATTGTTGTAATGTAGTTACGAAGACCAGCCGCTGGAGCCGCAACCAATGAAGTAGATGTTGTCCCTGTCATTGCTGTTGTGATAGCGCCTGATACAAAGTTTTCAGGGATAGCATATGGGAGCACAACTTGTTTACCTACTTTATCGTAAATAGAATCTACTCGGTCATTGTTTACCACAGCTGTGTTTTCACTTGTTCTTGCTCTGCCACCTATCTTTATAGGAGCACCTGAGTCTACGCCGTCGTGAGCTACGTTACCGACTGGGGTGTTTGTTGCTAACTGTACTGCAAATGTTCCTGTTCCTACTACTGTAGCGTTTAAGTTAGCTGCCGTAGCTTGTGTTGATGCAAAAGTTGTGTTACCGATAGATGCACCTGCTTGGAAAGGACTACCAAGAGCTGTGATGAGTGAAGTAATTCTCTGTGCGATACGTTGTAGTCTTCCGTTTATTCCACTAGAAGCTGTATCAGTACCTGGAGCTGATTCTGTGAGTGAGCCTGTGCGTGCATCAATTGTAGCTTCTGTTGCTACGCCTGTTACTGCTACTGTACCTGACACTGGCTGTGTAGCTTGAAAGAAAGCACCTGTTACTGGGAATGTTCCGTTAGCACCTGTTACTTCAAGAGGATTAGAAGCTATTCCTGTTGGTGATGTTGAAGTCGCAGTTGAATCAATCAACTTAATTTGTTGGTACTCTGTTGAAGAGATTGTCTCTGTTGCTACTGTTTTCCCAGTTCCTGGGGTTACGTTAATATTTGGCATGTTTAATTTTTAATTTGATTAACTATTCCACCTGATAAAGACAATTCTTCGGCATACGTTAATGACAGAAGTAACCCTATTGGGCTACCTACCGCTATTATTGTTGCCACATCTATTGAACTTTTTATTGCGTTAGTGGGAACGCCGAACCCTGCTACTCCTACTCCATAAAGAGCCGTCCCATACACACCTATGCCATACACAGCTTGCTTTGCATAGCCCTTAACAGCACCTGTCGGGGTTGCTGTGCTTTTGATTTGATTGGTAGGAGTGATAGGCATATTATCGTGAGTCAGTCATTTGAGCTGTTATTATGTGTTCTTCATCACGACTCCTGTCGGCTATATCGTGCTTGACTTCATCCTCTATCTTCTTTATCTCGTTTGCAAATAGACTCGCCCGTGTTGAATCCTTTGGTAGCCAGTACCAGAAGGCCGGTTTTAGAGCTAGATAGCGATGATGTCCGTTTGTGATACCTGGTTTCTTAGTTTCGTCTGTAACATCTGATGCCGTGAAGTAGTTAGGTGATCGTGTGTAGAACATCCTGATACCTAGTGTCTGACTGTAGTTAGGTGTCCTGTCTAAGAAGATACCGTTAGCTGCTTTGTAGTAACGTGACGGTGTGCCTGTTAAAAGCTCTTGTGAGCCTAGTGATACATCCTCTAACATTTCGTCATACGGAGTTAAGAGAATCCATGCCCCTGTACTGTCTTTACATTCCACTCGGTAAATATCTTGTACTTGATTACCTTGCTCGTCTACTGTAAATGGGTAATCCTGCTGATTAACAACAAGGTTAAACTTCATATTAGGGTAGCGAGTGTGGTTTGAGTCGTCTGCTTGCCATGTACCTGACACTCGTTTAACAAGATTTTGGTAGTCGTCAAATGCGAGGTTAATGTCTCGTAGTTTAGTGCCATTTGTATAAGAAGACAGTCCGTTTGTGTCGGTTAAGTCTTCCAAAAGTTGGATTATTCCTGACCTGTCTGATACTTTTGATATTAGCATTTGTTTTATTTTGTTAATGTCCCCATCCCAATTCCTATTTCTAGGAACTGAGGGGAGAGACTAAGCTACTTCCTTTTATTAAATTGTCTTTAGCCCAAAGTGGTTGTAAGTTTGTGAAGTGAAATAGTTTTAATACTTCTTCTTCATCTTTTGCAGTAGTCAGTGGAACTATGTGGTCTATATGCCAGCCATAAGTTCCGTGATTACTCCAAGTCATTCCTTCTTTGAATTGACTTTCTAGGTGTTCTCTAACTTTTTCAATAGATGCACCAATCAATTCTTCTGTAGTTTTTGACTTCTTATACTTCCTTTTTACTAAACACACGATAATTCTAGTTCGTAAGATACTTTTTAATCTATAATTAAGGTCTACTTTTAGTCTGTTTTTAGAGTACTCGGTAGACTTCTTTATAAGTTCCTCTCTTTTAGATAAGTAGTATATTCTTTGCTTTTCTCGGACTTTGTCCTTGTTGTTAAGTCGATACTCTTTATCTGTTTGGGATTTCTTTTCTTTGTTGTCATCTCTCCATATCTTATTTCTAGCTCTTACTTTATCACCAGAAACAAGATACTTTTCTCTTCTTTCTTCGTTGACTCGCTTACAATTCTTTCTAGTCCATTCTCTCATATAGAGAGTCCTTTCTTTTTGTGTTTGCATATGATATATTATACCATATTTTACACGAATTGCTTTACCCTACACGAGTGAACGTATATGCTGTTGCACTTGAGAACATAAGTCTGAATTGCGCCTGTCCAGTTACTCCTGAAACTAGAGTTAATGTACCGCCCATTGCTGATTGGATTCCATTGACTGCAACTGCAACTGTTATTGTACTTGCACCTGCTGTGTTGTCGATGAACAAGTCAAAGACTGTACCTCTGACAGCTCCTAATCTAGCTCCTAACAGTGTTCCTGTTGGCATTGTGATTGTTGTTGGTGCCGCTGACGTAGACGTAATGTACCCTGATGCTACCTGATTTGCTGTTGCTGTCGCTGTCGAGTTGATAGCTACAGGAGTGAAAACAAACGTAGAGGCATTAAGTATTGGTTGTTCTAATCTTGTGTTTTGTGTTGATACTACTGACATGATTTTTTTCGTTTAAGTTAATAATGTCTTATGAGAATAAGATTTATGCAACGTTAATGTCGAGAAGAATCGGTACCATGTTATTCCAAGCCTTGAACTTATGGTCAATACGAGATTCCAAACCTACACCAGAAATCTGAGCTGATGAAACTACTGGGTTAACAATAGTTTTCATCTTTCCGTGGGTTGATTTTACGATACCTACTGCAAAAGCCTTCTTAACACCTCCAAAAACGTGACCTGACACATTTCGTGATGTTGAGTAGTGTTCTACACCTAGATAACGGAAACCTTGCTTGATGCCATTCTTTAGAGTGTCATCTGCTGTAGCGAAACCTTCACTAGAAGCAAGTAGTTCTACAAGCTCGTAGTCAGCTTCACGCCATACGATAAATGCTCCATTGCTTCTCATTGTGTCTCCACCTCCTGCCGTACGAATAACACGCTTCATTGAAGAAATGATTTTCTTTACGTTAGAGATTGAAACTGTGATAGCATCTGTTGCTGCACCTCCAAGTCCGATAGATGAAGTTCCGAAGTCTGTGAACACTGCGTGTTCTGCAAGCATAAGAGTTTCCATCTTTTCGTTAAGAACCTTACCCATTCTGTCTGCAATTTCCATAAAGTCAGAGAACGTCTTTTGTGCGAGGTCTGCATCGTCAATATGTTCTGCTGAATAGATGTAACCGTTGATTGTTACAGTATCATCTACTGTAGCGACTGCTGTTGATGTGTAACCTGTTCCACGAGTACCTGTTCCGACTGTTGAGTCAGTTAGGTATGGGTTTCTCCAGATTCCACTGTCTGTATACTTTACTAAACACACTTCCTTCCACACTGTAGGAGCACCGAGACGTTCCTGTAGCATTGTCTCGTATTCGATTGATGGTATAATTGCCACGGTATTTTGTTTTTGTCAATAGCGACCTCTGTTTCTTATTAAATACGCTATAATTAGTTCAATTTTCTTTTTCCAATATTTCTACCTTTGTAGTTATCTGTCTTTGAATGACATTCTTCACATAAAGTAACCCCATTAGTTATGTCCCACATATCTTTACAGTCTCTAGCATCCTTTCTAACTTTGATATTATTTTCTGTAATTAGACGAGCAAAACTTTTTATATGATGGACTGTAACATATCCAGTTGCCTCACACTCTTGGCAAGTAAAATTATCTCTAATAAAACAAGTTGAACGCCATTTTATATATTCTGGCATTGTCCTACAAGAGTTGCCTATCTTAGTTACTCCTCCTTTCCAATTGTAATGTTTCTCCCCTGTCCTTTCTCTCATCACTTGTTTTTGTTTTTCACTTCCTTTCATACCTAGAGTAGTTATGTGAGATGAAGTTTTGTGATAACAAGTCTGAGAACAATACGTCTTATTAGGCATGAAGCAATCTGTTTCAAAAGATTGTTTACATGTAACACAAACTTTGTTTATCTTGGTAATTCCTTTTGAGTATATTTTCCTATTCGGATATTTACATCCCATTTTAACTAAACTAAGTTTTAATTTAGTTTCATCACTTATGGTTTTACCCAAATGAGCTAAACTTATTTTAAGTCTAGTTTCTTTAGAGTGAGGATTTCTTCTGATATTTCCTCTTGTGTAAATACCTCTTGGCATATTAAGCTAATTATAGCATATTTAATTGTAAATGAGCTTCGCTATCAACTTATTTGATAAGTAATAAGTTATCAAATGGCTCGTCAGTCTAAGAGTTGTAGAACTTGCCGCCAGATTGCTCTTTTGCAAGTCTTGCTTTTACTACCTTTATCCTCATTTCTTGAGGTACGTCTTCCATTGGTTTAGCCATCCAGTATTCTACTGAGTCAGTAGGCACACTGTGTCCGCCTTTACCTTTAGGAGTCGCAAGGATAGTTCCTGCTAGATCTCTAGCCTCTTGTAGTTGTGACTGGAAGTATTTGTTTTCCAAAACTTGTTCTAGCGTTCCGCCTGTATTTTTCATGGCATCTTCTACTAGTTTCATTTCTTCTCCTTTTATTCCATTCGCAACTAAGAAAGCCTTTGCTCCATAGTCTAATTCGTCATTTGATTTTGCCTTTCTTTCAGGTACTACGCCTAAGTCTTTATTGACTCGTGCAAGCTGTCCTTCAAGTCTTGACTTCTTTGCTTCCAAAGTTTCAGCTTGTCTTTCGATCTTAACTTCCACTTCTTCTGCTACCACTTCGGGGATGATTTCCTCGATTTCTTCTTCATTATTCATAATGATATGTTTTTGTTAGTCATTCGTAAGGGAATGATACCTTTGTATTTAAATACCTTTTGGATGGTGGTATAACCAGAAAACTAAGCTACTTCTTCTACTGCCACAGCTTCTGCCTCTACTACGGCTTCTGCTTCTGCCTCAACCACATCTACTATATCTACTATATCTACTATATCTACTGTTTCGTTTTCCATATTAGTTTAAACTAAAGATTAATGTCGCGTCTAATGTACCCCCGACCGTTGCGTACAGACCTGTTACGAAGTCCGCATCACTAAGGTCGATGAACCTTTCACCTGTTGTCGCTACCGCACTAAATGTCATTGTGTTGAACAACACCGCACCTGATGCACCTGCACCTGAACCCATAACAAGTGCTGTAAAAGCATAGTTAGCCATAGTTTCAGTGGTTGCAATTAAGTTACCTGATACGCCTAACCTTCTTGCGTTAAATACCTGTGTTGTGGTTGTGTTAGTTGTTGCTACGACTGTTGGATGTTCTGTTGTCCCTGTTCCATAATCTGTTCCCATTACACCTGAAAGGTTTACAGCCGCCTTGATGTTATCTAGGAATACTGCTTCTGATGTTACCCAAAGGATTTGATTAGGTACTGCTGTGAGTCCCATGGTCTCTGCAAGTGTGATTACTCCTGTGTAGGTTCTAGTGTCAAGAGTGAATGTTGCCGCATCTGTAGTTACTGCACCTGTCATCGTTGCTCCAGTCCAGCCTGTGTTAGCCATAGTCTCTGTAGTTGCGATAGCATTTAACGCTGTAGTTTGAGCTGCTGTTCCGATAGTTCGTGTACGGATAATTTGAGTAGTATCTGTATTGGTTGTTGCGATTACATTTGGGTGAACTAGAGTTTCTGTTGAATACTGAGTTCCTGCTGTTCCTGACGCGTTGATAGCTAGTTTAAGGTTATCAAGCATTGTCGCTTCACTCGCACCTCTTAGGAATTGATACGCCACTGCTGGTGCTCCGTAAGTTTCAGATAGAGCATCTACTTGAGTGTAGATTGTTGTTCCGATAGTTACCGTTGCATTTGCTGTAGTTACACCTGCATTTGAAGCTCCTGTGCCTCCTCCAAGTGTAGTATCAGCCCATACAGTCCTTAGCGCTGTTCCTGTGGTTGCTACAGCATCGAGTGATGTTCCAGGGACTATTCCTCGTACTGTCAGAGTTGTTGCGTCTGATGCTACTGCTCGTACTTGAGTGTTTACTGTTGTACCAAAGCCGTACGTTACTCCAGCCATACCTACTCCTGGTGTTGCGTTGATAGCGTTCCTTGCGTTCACTAGAGTGTCCGTTAGTGTTGCACCGATTAAGATTCCGTCTGGTACGCCTATGAGTTCTGACCTGAATGTATAGGTTCGTGTACCGATAACCATTATGTTACCTGTTACGATTGCATTACCAGTCAATACTGATACTGCGTGAGTTGCCGCTACGCTTGCGCCTGTTGACGTTAAAGTTGATGTACCGTAGTTTGCTGGTACTGTTGCTCCAGCTGATTGTGTAAGAGTTGTTGTTGCTACTACTCCTGTCTCTGTCCCATCAATAAGTCTTAGTGTTCCTGATGTATGAGAATTAACTACAATTCCTTTTAGTTTCCCTGTACCTCTCACTATTATCCCACTCTCTGTTATATTTTTTTCTAATGACATTTTATTATTAAATTATTCCGCTTCATTATAAGTTGAAGGCACATCCTCCTTCATCGGTGATCTAACCTCTTTTAACTGATTAAAGCCAATCTCTAATAGACGTACCCCTGACCACTGTCCGCGGATATGCTGTCCGATGATTTCGTCAGTCACGGGATTGCTTGTAGCAACCTCAGCTAGTGTCCAAGAGAAGTTATGGAGTGGGTTAGCCTTCTTACCTTGCATTAAAGTACCTTGATTATAAATACTACTAAGTATCACCTTCTGTACAGCATCCATAAGCTCCTCATCCGCGCACATGCGCTCTACTTTCTCTATCTGTGTTGGTGTCAAAATTTCATTCATATTTAAATTATATTATTATTATTATTATTATGCAACCGCCGGCTGTGGATTCGGCACAGGTGATGCGACTGGAGCCGGAGCATTCACTATGCTTGCAAAGTTCACAGGTGATAGTCCTGAGTTCTCTAGCAGTTCATTCATCGGCTTAGCGAGTGCAGATATTGGTACACCTGCTTTTAGGAACGTAGAGATGAGATTTGATAATTTGTCAGCCACTTGGGTCATGTCCTTCTGCTTACCTGCTACATTGACGAGCACTCGAACTGGAGCATCTTTGAACGCACCTTTGAAGTCTGTGAAGAACTTTCTGTTGCCTGCTTTTATAAAGATTTCCTTTTCTGCTTGCTGGAAAGCATCTAGCTCTTCTTTTGTTACTAGCTCACCTTTAAGGATGAGTTCCTTTGCTCTTATGTTCCTTGAGTTATTAGTGATAGTCTCTGCAATCTCTTGTAGTTCTTCTAGCGATAACTCCTCAGAGAAAGTCTTACCTTCGTTTATATCGGCGATCATCCACTTAAGAATCCAATCGCGGTAGAGCACGTCAGCAAAGAACGTAGCGATTTTTCCTTTTCTGTATTCATGAATGCCGTCTCCTTGCTGAACAATTAAACTTTGCAATGCAAACGGTGTCCCAGATACAGGGTTCTTACCGAGTGAAGCGTCAGACGCTGAACCTAAAGTCCTTGCATTACTTTCTTGTAGAGCTTGGAAGTTTTGAAGTGCAGGGACATTCTGTAACTGCATATCGATACGAGTGATTGGCTTACCTTGCTCATGCTTCAAGATAGTATTGTTCTTAAGTGATGAAATCTTCTGATTGCCGAACTCCTCGCTGTCGGTCTGTAGTAGGTTCACAGCACTGTCTAACATTTCTTTTAGCTTGATACCTGCATAGTTGTTCCAAACTTGTGGTTCAAACAGTCTTTCCACAATAGAACGCCCGCAAGCACGCCCCTTTGAACGCACCATGTCTAGTTTCAATGCTTTAAAGTTTTCAGAAAGTGCTTTGTCTACACCTTTGTAGAGAGTTATTCCCTCCTTCTTACCATTCTCACCTGTGTAATAGCACACAACGTGCATCTGTGGAGAGTATGTGAACATTTCTCCATCGTCTTTATGCCAACGTGAGGGTAGATGCCCTCGCAGTTCATAGACTTCGATGTTCTTACTTGGTGTCTTCGCTGGTTGATTGTTAGCTAGAGCTACTTTCTTCTCCTCGAGTGAAAGTAAGATAGCCATATCAATCTTATCGCTATTCCACTTGCCTTTGTACTCCACCATTTCACTGATAGTAAAGTTGTGCTTGATGCAAATTGGTCCAGCCATTATGTCTGTCTGATTACAGAAGGCGATGCTATCTAAGTCCACTACACTTGGTCGTCTTTCATCTACGTTCTTAATAAGAACTAAGTCATAGATGATTGAGTTCTCTACCACTTCGTCAATGAATGTGTCTAGCTCGTGTTTTCTAGCCCACTGTGGATGATACTTCTTGATGATAAACGACAAATAGTAATCACTTATTGAGTCTACAAAGGGCACGATGTCTTTCACATCGAATCCTTCCGAACGGAAGGCAACGTCAATAACTGGCGTTACAATATCGTTATATGGTCGTAGCCCGTCTTCATTTGATCCTCTGTTAAACCAAGCATTTGAAACATTTTTACAGCGTTCTATGTGCTCTCTCATGTTCCAACTCTTAGATGATGTTAAAGGTATCCTATCTGTTCGGTATGATGCCTCCTGTGTTGTTATGTATTCAAATACTGATTGGGTGTCCATAATTATTGATACTCTTGTGTTAAGTTCATTACGAAGACGCTTAGGACATCTTCACTACTAAATAATCTTTTACTTTGAATAAGATTTAACTTCCTTTCTGTTGTTATTTTATTCTTTCCACTCCCTGTACTTAGAGTGATGTACGAATCGCACAGAACAAACTCCGGTTTTAATTCTAAGAGAGTCTTAGCGATGTCTTTTGTCCTCTTGTTAAAAGGTATCTCGTTAATCGTTCCACTTAGATTGTACACAGTCTGTTTATCCATAATATAAGTATATGTTAGTTTTAATTAAATTGCCATGTTTATCTCTTTCTCGTACTTCTCAAAGTCTGGTTTGTAGAATGGTTTGTGTGCATTATGTAACTGCATCGAAAGCGAGTCAATCACATCGTCGTTCATCCCACGAGGAAATGTACGCATCTCATCTAACAGTTCTATGTTAGCACCAACTAAAAAAATACTTTTACTTTCCCAACGAGGGATGAGTCCTCGTATTCGTAGCTCCTTGTTTACTCCTTTGTGTTTTACTGGTGTCACCGAGAAGAATACCATTCTCTTTCTCATCTCATCTTGCAAGAATGGCTCGATAGCCATAGTAAAAGTGGTCTCCTCAAGCCCCATAAACTTAGGGCTGTATACTTTGTGTAGATAAAACAGGTGGTCAATCAAGTCTTTACTGTTTACTTTGAGGCGGTAAGTATAAACATACCATTTATTGTTTAGGTCTACTCTGTTTATTGTTATACCTGTGTAGTCCGCGCTTTCTTTCTCTGACACAGCAGAATCGATGGTGATGTAGCAATTAGTTTCTTTCTGTAGCACTTCGTTCTCTGTAACAATTTGTATGAAGTCTTTCTTAAACTCAGCGTTTGAATCATCTACTGGTTGATTCATCATCTCATAGGAGAAGACGAGCGATCCTAACTGCTTTCTTTTATCCTCAATAGATATTTTACCTGTATCACCCACCTCAATATTAGTCATCACATACTTAGAATCCCACGCCGGCTTACCATCAATAATAATAGGAATGTTCCTGACTCTTATTCTGTCGTCAACCTTAGCTCTATCTAAGAGCCACTGAACGTTTCCATGTTCTGTTAAGTAGTTTGCTGTGTATAACTGACAAGCGTGTCCTTCCATTCCACCCATAGCTGACGTTATGTTATTACGGATAGTTTCAGTTATCACAGAGGAATCTTTTGTATCGTGCGTCTCGAAATCATCGACCCACCTAAAGTCAGGGCGATGTTCAAAATGTTTACGTCCTCTAACGTCAATCTGTGTTGTGCTAGCTTCAATACGACAACCATTTTCTGTGGTGAAGTTGTCCACTTTGTTTTGCTTCATTGTATTTAATCCTCTTTCTCGTGTATAAATTTTACCAAAGTCTGTTATAAACCTTTCATTATTAAGTAAGTGATGTGCAATATCAAATAAACTTCGTTCACTGTTAGCTCCTGAATATGCGTCTACGTTGATGTAGTTACGTTTCTTAAATGCCAAGAACCAAATGTTAGCAAGTTGCGAGAATGTGGTCTTAGCACTTTCTCGAAAGCCTATCCACAAAACTTCTCGTATTGCTCCACTGTCTAAATCTTCTATGTCTTGAATAAAGTCATAGTGATATGGAGCTAGGGAATACTTAAAATAGTCTTTGAAATAATATAGGCAAAACAAACCAAACGAATGCTCTGCGAGAAACATACGTTCCTCTTTTGTTCCTTCCATCATTTTTAATAGTGACTGTTCGTTCATTTACCTAATAGGCTTAGTAGTGCTTGTTTATCTTCTGTTGTGAGTGTCTCCGGTATTAAATCTTTGCCACCTGCTCCTGTTACTTCGGTGTCCTGTCGTGGGTTGCCCTCTGCTAAGGTTATCTGCTTATAGGCGTCAATGCTTTTTATAAAAGAATCTTTTTGTTTATCCGTCATTTCATTAAAACGTTTTAGTATATGAGCTTTCATAGGATTAGGAACACGTCCACCGTTATTTCTGTTCTGTGGATTATCACCAAAACCACCTTTGCCTCTGAGATTTTTCTTGACACCTTGCTCTGTAGGTTGTTCCATATTTATATGATAACACTTTTTTTTCCTGCTAACATTAGTTTCCCTTGCTTCATTTTATCTTCTTGACTTGTGTTGCTCCATCTTTTAAGTGCGCGTAGTCTCCATATCTCACTTCTCTCCTCCGGTGTTTTGCTTGCCCAGTAATTTTTACGAGCTGTTGTATCTCTTTCTGACATATATAACACTATAGCCTTTATATAGCTCTTATTCAAGATGTGGATAACTCTTGCTACTTATACAAGAATTGTGTATACTTATACAAGTCCGAAAGGACATCACCATTATGACAAAAGAAATAACAATACCCACAACAATTCAAAACTACATTAGTAATCCAATTACTATCAAATCACCGGAGGATATGCAAAGCGCTGTCGCACAACTGTCCGAGCTTAACACCACGCTTGATAATTTGACCGCTAGCAAGGAGTTACTCACTAAACCTATCAACGAGGCATTAAAAGAGATTAGAGGGCGCTACAAGCCATTTGAGGCCCAGCTAGAGGGTGCTATCTCGTATCTACGCACAGCGATGACCACATATCAGACTGCTCAGCGTAAGATTGAGCTAGAAAAGGAAGCTAAAATCGTAGCTAGACTAGAAAAAGGCACTCTAAAAGTAGAGACAGCTGTATCTAAACTAGAGAATCTTGATCGTGTTGATACAAAGGTTGTGTCCGATAAAGGTAGTGT